GGATCAAGGTGGAAGTAATGATTGCCATCCGCCTGATAGCCAAAATACTCCGACCAATCCGCCGCATAGGTAATCTTGGTCGCCGCCCCCAAAACCACCCGCACCTCTGCAGCCAATTGGCGCAAGGCTGTCACCATCGGAAAGTTATTCCCCGCACCGCGCACCTGCGTTAATCCGCGCAGTTCAGACCCGATGCAAAAGGCATCCACCCCACCCGCCAAGGCGCACAAATGCGCATAATGCAGAATAAACCGCCGAAAACCCCAATCCTGCGGGCCGTTGTAAATCACTTGCCCATTGGCCCGCCGAAAATCACCAGCCGAGGCACCCCCCATAAACGCCACAATCTCGGCATCGGCTAAGGCGCTGCGATCTGAACTGCCCGTCTGCCCCGGTGCTTTGGCCAAGCTGATACGCCCACGCCAAGGCAAGGCAGGTTGATCCACCGCATCCGACCAAGGATCCGCCAGACCGTTCCCCGCCATCTGATCCATCAGAACAAACGGATAAAACATCACCTCTTTGCGAGCTGCCTTTATCGCCTCAATCGCTTCCACCACAGCGCGGTCAGCTGGCGTGCCGCCATAAATCGCGCGCCCGTCACGTTGCGCCAAAACCTGTGCTTCATTGCGGTTCACCCCCGCAACCACCCAAGGCATCTCAACCCCGTCCTGCGTGTTCTGGTCAACCTTTGGGCGAACCTGTGCGTGCCCACAGCGCAAATCACCTGCAAACCAACTCACCACCAACGAAACCGACCCACAGCGCGGCAATTCTTCGCCCAGACAGTGCAAAGACAGGCTGAAATCAGTCTTATCTTCAACCGAATGAACATTCGCCGCCGCCCGAACCCCCGGCCCATCCTGAAAGCTGACTTTGGTCGTCGCCAGCGCATATTCCCCTGTCCCCGGTATCAGCGCCACCGCCTGCACGCAGCCCGCCATATCGCTGGCGTCGCTTTGCGCCGAAACCGCCCGACAGATCACCTCAAAACTAAACTGCGGCACGCGGTTACCAAAGCGCGACAGGTCCAGATCCTCGATCACCACATAGGCCACGCCACGGTAGGTGGGCGCCTGCCCCGCACCCTCTACCGCCTCAATCTTGGGGTCAGGCATCTGGCTGTCATCACCGGAATAAAACCGCAGGTCCAAACTGCCCACCGCAATCTCGATCCCATCCGCCCAAACCCGCCCCACCCGCAAGGCAGGCCCCTGACACAGCGCAATCGCCAAACTGACCGAATAGCTATAGCTGGTCGAGGTTGATCGCGGCGCACCCTTCCCCCCGCCGCCAGACCGCTGCGCTGTTTCCTGAAAACGGCTGGCCCAGATCACTTGGCCGCCCACGCGCATCCGCCCCCAAACCCGCGCCACCGCCGCCCCGTCACTGGCGCCTGTCACCTGAAAGCGTGAAACGCGCCCCTGCTCTACCGCCTCAGAGCCACCCCCCAGAATGCGCTGGTCGATTGATCGCCCAATCGTGGCCCCGACCGCACGGCCAATCACCGCCCCCGACAGGCCCAAGACCGACCCGCCAAAGCCCGCGCCCACCGCAGCCCCTGCCGCCGACAAAACCAGAGTGGCCATCTTCACGCTCCTTTGGGAAATTCAAACCGTCCAACAATCCGCCGCGCCCAAGGCTCGGTCAGCGCGTTTTCCACCACACCGTGGCCGGTGTAGGCATGGATAAACCGCGCCTGCGGCCCCGCTTCACTCACAATGCCCAAATGCTTGGCCACCATCCCCGCCCGCATTCGAAACACCACCACATCGCCCGCAGCCAGCGCGTCCACAGGCAAGGGCACCAACCAACGCCGTGCTGCCCCAAGCATTTCCTCGCGCCCCTCAGCCTCGCTCCAATCCATCGTGTAAGCCGGCACGCCTTCAGGCTCTGGTCCCAGCAAAGCGCGCCACACCCCACGCAGCAGCCCTAGGCAATCCGTCCCCGCCCCAAGCCGTGACGCCTGATGCACATAGGGCGTGCCCAGCCAAAGCCGTGCTTGCACCACCACATCCAACCGCCCGCTCATTTGGATAGACTGCCGCCGTCATTGGCCTTGCCCGACACCGGATAAGACGTCATCCAATCTTCGCCCGGAATATGGAGAAAGCCGCGAAAGTTGGCGAAATTGCTGAACCTGTCACGGCAGGTGTCGGCCGTCTTATCACACCCCACCTCTAGCCTGATCACATCCCCCACGGCCGCAGAGCGCGCAAAATCCACCCATAAATCCAGTCGCCGCAGCACGCCTTCGGTCTGGTCAAACTTCACCAACCCCACCAACCCCGCCGCATCACCGGTCATCACCCGTGCCCGCCCGCGCTGAAACCACCCTTGCGCAAAGCCCGCCACCGCCGCCACACTGTAAACCCCCGCCGCCCCCTTAGCGACAATCGGCACTTCCAACGCCAACCCCGCACGCCCCAAATCCACCCCACACCGCGCATCGCCCAACACCGCCGAACACGCCCGCTGATAGGCCAAGCCCTGCACTTGGTTCAGCCCCTCGGTCAGCCCGCGCAACTCGGCGCGAAACGCCCCGCCTGCCCGTGTCACCTCGCCAAAACTGCCGCGAAACTGCATTAGGCGCTGGCTGACATCTTGCCAGTTCACGATCCAGTTGCGCACCTCTGCCCCGTCAAACCGCCCCGCCATAAGGTCAGCCTCGCTTACAGAGGCATCACTTAACGCCCCCACCGCCTCGCTATTATCGACCGCAAGCCCCGTGCCCGTCTGCAAAGCCCGGGCGGTCATCCCACTTGCCGCGCGAAAGACGATCCCCTCAAACGCCAGATCACGGTCATGGTCGGTAAAGCCCAGCACCACCCCATCGCGCCGCGACACCGCCCAGCATTGGCACACCGAAGTCGCCCCCGTCGCCAGATGTTCCAAAAACCCCACAGACACGCTCATATCCGCACCTCAATCACCGGAACCGCAGGGATTTCCCCCGCCTGAAAACTGCTGATCGAGGCATTGATGCGATCCGTATCAAACCGCACCGGCACATCAAACTCGCACCCCGCCGTCACCACCACGCCCAGCGCGGGGGGGCGGTTGAACACAACAATCCCGCTCGTCTCTTCAAAGGTGAACTCGCCAGGCGCGGTCTGCACCACCCCCGCCACCGCCACCGTCACACTACCCGCCACAGGCTTCACCAAGTCGCGCACATAGACCGAACCGCCCGAGGCATAGGTCTTTCTCAACTGAAAAACCGTTTTAACCCCGTCGCCTAGGCCAATCTCTTGATCCAAAGCACTGACAGATTGCGATGGCAGACACGTCTTGTAATCCGCCCAATCCTTCCAGCGAAACCCGTGCAACTGCCCGCGACGCGCTTCAAAAAATGCAATTAGCGCGGCCAGATCGTCCAAAGACCGCATGCCCGCCCCCGCATCATAGTGGCGGCGCGAATTGGCCCAGGGGCTGTTGCGCTCTTCAAACCCGTTCACCAGTGTGACGATTTCAGTGCGCCGTTCTGGCCCGCCGGAAGAGCCCAAGCTCAACCGCACGGGGTATCTGACTTCATGAAACGACATCGCTTTCTCCTTACCGGTTGCGCTGGCCGCGCGCCAAAGCCCGCATGGCCTGCGCTGCGATCTGCGATTGGCTGCGCGCAAAGCCCGCGACATCGGGGGTGGCGATGTTCATCACAACCGTCACCGCCTGCCCCCCGCCTGAAGCGCGCACGCCCAAACTGCCATCCGCCCCCCGCGTCAAAGGCATAATCGCCTCTGGTCCCGCTTCACCCATCAGCCCCGTGCCACCCCGCATTGGAAAGGTCGTGGGCTGCGACACCACGCCGCCCCGCGCAAAGGGCATCACCTGCCCCTGTACAAAAGCCCCGCCCTTGGCAAAGCCCTGCCCCAACAGCCCCGTCAACAAGCCACCAAACTGATCCGTCACGGGCTTTAACGCTGCGTTAAACACCGTATCCGCCATGCTTTTGGCCAAGCTGCGCAAACTGTCGCTTAACTTGGCGCCATCCAGAACCACACCTTCAAACGCCCGCCGCAGCCCGTTGCCAAACCCGTTGGCCAACGCGCCCACTTCTTTTTCGGTATAGGCCAGATTGCCCTGCAACTTGCCCAGTTCCGCGTCAAAGCTGGAAACCATCCCCGCCGTGCCACCCAAGGTTGTTTCAAGGGCTGCAATCTGTTCTGTCAGGTCTGCAATACTCGTCATCGGTCCTTGCCTTTCTGCCATCGGGAAAAGCGGCCACCAGCTCGTCCAGCCGGGCGCGCGAAAGGCCGGGGGCGGCGCCATCCGCCCCCAGCATCAGCTTCAATTCCAAAGGGGTTAGCCGCCAAAAGACATCCGGAGTCAGCCGCAAATCGCACAACCCCGCCCGCATCAGCCCTGGCCAGTCAAACCCGCTCATCGCGCCCCGTGACCGAGAACGCCCGCGTCAACAACTGTGCCGCAATCAGCGCCGCCCCCAT